TCTCAATGAAGAAGTTATGATGGAACTTGATTTTGAATCAGAAGTTTTGAAGATGAACTTTGTTGAAAGTATCAACAATCGTCTTATGTCTCACATTCAAAATGAAAACCTTACATACGATAAGGATGAGGTTCATCCAAAGAATGTCATCTGTCAATGGGTTCTTAGCAACCTTCTTGATGAAACAGAGGTAGATGTTCTTATGTCCTACGATAATGACTTTACCGAATATGTTAAAACTATTGACAACCTTGAAGATTTTTTGATGAGTTAATTTGGCAGATTAAAAACTATTCCCTATATTTGTAAGACAATTAAGAAAAACACAGAAATGAAAAAGACAGACCTTATCCAAAAAGCAAAAGAGCGTTTCTCAAACCTTCCACAAGATGTAGCCGTTGTTGTTAAATACAAAGGTGAGTTGTTTAGTGAAAGACCCAAAGTATTGAGTTTTAATCGTATCTTGGAAATAATCAGTATGGAAAAACTATACGCACTTGTTAAAGGTGAAATTATCCAAGAACAACAAGAGTTATGTAAAAATCCAGAATATCAGTTTTTGACTTGTAGAGTTGAAGCCCCTATTGATATTATATCTTTGGCTTACAACACAAGAAAAAATGATGATGAGTTTTTCCTTGAAAAGTGGGAAGCGGGAAATGGTTGGACTAAATCACATAGAGCAGTTGTCGCAGTACCAGCAGAATTGTCCTTAATTGAGGCAAAGGTGTTTGTAAATGACTTATGTGAAACTTACAATATCCCTGATTGTCACGTTCTTATCCAATCACTTGATTACCCAATCTTTGAGGGTAAGAGATACAGAGACACACCTCAACCCGATTGGAAAAATATCAAATAATTCCCTATCTTTACACTATGAATAACAACAACACTATGTATGACCTTGAAATTACTTTTTGGAATGAAGATGATAATAACACAAAAGTTATTAAACTAACAACATCTTACCCTGAATATGAAGATGTTGAAGATACACTTGAACTTTATGGATTAGATGACTTCAAATCTAATGGTGGAAATTATGATTTTTTTGATGTAAAAGTTTTGGTAGAACAAAACTAATTCCCTATATTTGTAGAACAAACAAACACAGAAACAATAAACACTATGGAAAACACGATTGAACTTATTGACGGAACTAATGTTCCTTATGAAAACTTTGAACCTTACTTTGAGGTGAAAACTGATAATGGTTGGGAAATCATCTTTGAGACATTTGGTCGTGATTTTATTAAAAAACATCACGATGTGTTCCAAGAGAAATATAATAGAAGTATTGAGTTGGGTATGAGTGAGTTTTTGTTTGAAGGAGATTATGAACTTATTATGGAACTCCTTGATGAATACCCTCAAATCAAAAAACTTTTTGTAAATTCAAAATAATTCACTATCTTTACACCAACAAACAAACACAGAAACATTATGACTTACACATTCACACAAGAACAACTTGACCTTTACACAGAAATTGTAAGTGGTCTCCAAGATTATCAGGGAACAGAGGATAGTCCCGTTGAATACGAAGAGTGGTTGGAAGAAACCTTTGGTGAATATTGGTTGGATTATCAAGGAGAAGGAGGAAACTTGTATGATTACGAGTTTGAGAGTGAGTTTTGGTATGGATATGTTACTGGTAATTTCTCACCTGATATTCTCAAGTGGATTGAAGATGAGAAGAAAGAATACGAAAAGTTCGTGGAAGAATATTTGGAAGAAGAGGACTAATTCACTATCTTTGTAAAACAAACAAACACAGAAACAATAAACACTATGGAAAACAACACTATGACCCCCGAACCGATTACCGAAGTATATTACTCTTTTGACGACATTAAAGTCGTAGGAGTCACAGAAGATGGTGTATATGCCATCCACCAAGAGTATGAGACAAAAGAATATATGTATCTTTTGTTTAATAGAAAAATGTGGAACAAACTCAACAAAAAATGGTTAGATAGTAAAATGAGATACTGCGAAATGTATAATGAGTTTTGTGGTGTTGGTGGAGTTCATTCTCATAGTCAATTCCTTAATGAAGGAACTTACCGAGTGTATGATGATGTTAATGACGATGATGAAAATACTTGGGGTGGTAAGTTGATTGAAGTCCCCGTATATTATATCTTGGATATTCAAATTGATATGGAACACGGATAATGAGCAGGACTAAAGACCTTTGGGAAGAATGGGAGGAAGAACAAAGAACTTACCTCCAAAACAAAAGATTGTCTCTCTATCGTTGGTATGGAGAGATGACCAACAAACAAATGTTGGATTCAGGATGGGAAGATCTTGACAATAAAGAATAACTCCTGTAATATTATATTGTCTCGTAATATTCCATAGTAAAAATGATTCTTCATTTTCAATCCCCTTGTAATGAGGGGATTTTTTTATCTCATAGATTTTCTCTGTAACATACCTGACTCCTCACATAGTTGTGTCTTAAATACAGATGCCAGAGGAAGATTCCTCATCTCCCTTGACGATCTACACCGTTGTGTATATCCTACGATACTTTCACCTCTTCTGTATTCAGGTAATATCATATTACCAATCCTCCGTATAGTTTATTTTTTGGTTGAGCCTGTTGAGTTCCATCATCACTACCACAGATCTCATATTCAGGAAACAAATTACGGTTCTTAAAAACCCATTTATTACATCTTTGACTGAAGTATTCAGCCAAGTCCTTGTATTCACTTTTAAGGGTTCTATACACACTTAAATCACTTGAGGAACTATTCTCTGATGACTCCTGTTGTAATCCTCTGTTACTGAACTTGGATAATAGGTTTGTAACAGAATAGTATAGAGACCAATATGTGACAACATCAACACAGTATTCATCAACAAGATATTTGTAATCTCCTGATAAAGTTCCGTTCTGAATTTCAGTGTATAACTTATCTATTAGTTTATCACCCAACACTTCTGTTAGATTCACCTTTTGAGCCAATATCAAGGCTGGTTTGAGGTTTTGACTCAATAAGTTTCTATCAAGTAATGTTTGGTCTAATACGTAATTTTCTGATACTATAAAAATCATTCTGAAAAATAGTTTGTGAATTTATTTATTATATTAACAGGTTGGTTGTATTTCATAGCGAGTATTACTTCCAATCCTTCGTTCATATCATCAATCTTCGGCTTCAAGATATAGTTTCTCCAATGTTCTGTTGCGACCTTTAACTCATCAGCATTCTGTGAGAATGGGTTTGAACTGAATGAATGAATACCCAATAACAATGGGGAACTTATCTGCCAAGATGTAAGGACGGATTGTGAAGCGTATCCCAATACATCTACATAATATCCATCACCTACCGTTGATTGTATCGGTGTAATCTGTGCTGCTTCTTCAGGACTTGATGCGAAACCTAACATCAACTTTTGTCCATCAGCACCTGAATATACATCAACCAATTCTTGTTTAACTCTGTTTCTTTCTGACTCTGTTGGATTTCCAAACAACTGAATAAATAGGTTTGGAGTTAAATTTGAGTCAATTGCTTTCTTATGCCACTCAAAGATGGCACCTTCCAATACGATTCCGGGAATACCTGACTGGTATGGAACAACAGGATATACATCATTTTCTGATGGAACATATCTCTTATAGTAGAACATTTGTCTTTGTTCCTTATTTTCAGGATTTACTTCACCATATGTGATGATTGGATTCCTTCTTAAATCACTCCAGTCGTCTGAATAATAAAAAGTATCAGGATGTTTCTGATCCATACCCAAATATCCACATCTAACTTTTTGGAATGGGATATGATATAATGAAGCGACTGCCGTTCTATCTTTTGTATAAATAATTTCGCAGCAAAATCCACCGAACAAATACCAGTCGTATAATAACTTACGATATAAAGATGAGAACTTCTCCGTTGTATTTATCAAACCATTACCTAAACCTTCTATTTCAACACCATCACCGAAACTCATAGTTACGGTAGAATCACACGCTACAGAGTGTATAGGAGAGTTTTCTTTCAACTCTATTAGATATTGAGGATAGAGGTTAGATTTACCCCATTGGACGTAATCATACCTCTTATTTTTAACCTCTGTATTCGGTTGTATCTCTATACCTTCTATACTAAATGCTTCAAAGTTTTTCATATTATATCTTATATTTTATAATTATATGGGACAAACATCAACAGGTGATGAACAATCTAAATCCCAATTAACATCTCGTTTCATTGTTTGATCAGCCCAAGTAGTATAACATCTATAGTAATCACTCGCACCGACTGAACCAGTATTATCAATAGAAATTTCTATTTCGTAAATTGTATTATCAAAGTCATAACTTACTCTTGGTGTGTCACTTTCAAATCCTGTATATCCCTGACAATTTCCACCTATGTAGTTACTATCAATAAATAGTGAAGTCCAAGTATTCGTATCATCATTTGTATTACCTGTAACAGTGAATGAATATTGGTCAATACCAGATTGTGGTATATCAATTTCAGTTATACTACATCCTGTGATTGCTCCACTCGCAATACCTTCAAGATAATACTTCAATCCCAAACTATCTGCCAATCCTCCATAATGGAATCCTCTAAATGTTGTTGATGGAGTTCTTGAACTCAAATAACTTGATACTCCTAATTTAGCAGAATCAGGTTCATCAATTAAGAATGCTTGTCCATAAAAACCTGGACTTGGACTTGGAGTCATAGTCATTGTTGGAGTGATTGACGGAGTATTAGTAGGTGTCTGTGTGTTGGTAGGAGTCACCGTCGGTGTGACACTACTCGTTGGAGTTACAGTGTTAGTAGGAGTTATACTCGGTGTAGGAGTTACAGTAGCGGTATTGGTGGGTGTCGGTGTCGGTTGAACTAAATTAACCGTAACAGGACATACACACGCTGATGTATCAACACTTGTCAATCCCCAAGTTTGTATCACTTCACCTGGTAATAATTCAGGTGTAAAGTTATATTCTATTTGATGTTCTCCAACAGGGAATGTTCTTGTTCCACTATAGTTAGTTCCCAAACTACCCGTCATATATCCTGATACTTCATAATCACATAATGATTCAGCAGGACTTGTTAATGCCGCATCATTCCATAAGTTGATTCTTATCTTATCACCACCCGAAATAAATCCACCTATGTATTGTGTCGTGGGA